ATATAAAGTATTTGCATAAATATTATTATATAAACAAAAACAAAAGGAGATTATATAATGACAAAATTTGAAATAATAAAAAAGATTGCACAAATACATGAGGATCTTAAAACAGTAAGTGATGCAGTTGTATCACTACCAACACAAGAATGTGTGTCACCAGTAAGTGATAGACAAGCAACTCTGCTTAGAATGAAATACGAACATGGTGTAACACTAAAGCAAGGAGAACATAATGGGTAACAGAACATCATCACCACATGCAAACACACCATTTGAACTTAAATGGGGTGAACGTGCAGATGCTATTGCACAACGTGAACAAGTAGATACTGCAACCATACACATGAGAATACGCAATTATGGTAACCCTTATCAACGTAGAGCAAAGCCTACTAAATGGGAACGCAAGTATTGGAAAACAGCAAAAGAAATATGTCATGAACTTAACTTGCACTTGCAAACAGTAGAGCAACGTGAAAAGAATCATGGAACAGTATATTGTGAAGATAACGCAGACTTTGTGAATAGAAACAGAGAATTTAATCAGCCTTGCATGAAACCAGTAGCACATCAAAGACCATGGTTAATGAAAGAACATCCTGACTACATTGCTTGGCGTAGTGGTGTTATGTTTCCAGAAGACGCATAATGGCAAAGATCAAACCCATACTACCAGAAAGTTATATTGATGAAGCAGGGTGTAAAGTTGTTTACTACAGACCCAAGCCTGATAATCACAAGAACCATGTGTATATAAATGAAGATGATAACACTTACATATATCATTGTGTTATACGTCTTATATCAGAGATAGGCGAAAAGCAATACATATTGCCACAGTTCTTTCAACAGTTCTTAGCAAAGGATAGCCAATTTAGTATCAGCAGTTACAATGCAGGCAAGAATTCACCTAAGCCTAATAGTGTGTTTAGTTATGCAAGTGGTTTAGTCAGCAATTGGCTACGCAATCCTGCACAAGACTTTACTGTTAAGCAGTTACCAAAGATAGAGATACTCACACTTATTATACATAACCTGTATGCAGGAGAGCATTTAGAACTAGGTTACAATGTAAGCACAGGCGTAAAGAATAAATTACCACATGCAATTAAATTTGTAGAAGCGTAAGTCAAAAAAAAGCAGGGCGGATTAGTTCCCTGCTTCTTAATTTTTGAAGAAAAAACGATTTACTATTGCGTTTTTTTCATTAATTATAAAATGTATTTAATACAACTAATGTTATCAGTTACATACACCCTATGTGCATGTATACTGTTTGTAGCAGTCTAGACACACAAATGTTTATACTGCTACAAATAATATTTATAAACGCAAACGTTTTTTCTTAAGATTTATTGAGTTCGCTACACAATCCACCAAATGACAGATGCTAACACAAACCCACCTACTGCATACCAGTAAGCCATGTGTCTTTCTGACACTTCAAAATTATCTTTTATAGTGTAATACACTTGTTTGTTTTTCCATTTCATACCATATCTCCTATTAATGTTCCAATAACTGTTATAAGTGTTGTAAAGGCCAGTCCAAGAATCCAAAAAATCTTTTGGTCTAGGCTCTTGATCGCATTAGTGAAGAATTCTCTGTTATCTCTAACTGCTTCCTTCAAGTCGTCTACTCTTGCTGACAGATGTCCATGCTGTAGTTCGTTGCTTAGTTCAAGTTGCTCAAATTTGCTATGTAGTTCTTGGACTGTGACTTTTTTAGCCATTACAATGTTTTTAGGTCTGCTATTAGTTGCGGTCTTGATGTTATCTCTCCTCGTAATATCATCATAGTCAACTCACCTTGAGTATAAGGGCATTGACTATTGTAATTGCTGTTTAAATATTTAATTAGATGTTGTTTCATAATCTACTTTCTCTCTTAATTGTTGTAAAGTGGCTTTATCTTGTATAATAATTATTGGTTTTGGTGTTGAATCCCCTCCTTGTTCTGGGTGACTCCACAGCCATTCTACATGGGTATATAACTGTTCATATATCAAACAAAGTTCATCTAATTCTTTACTTGTTTTACCTTCTAGGATAAAAACAAATGCTTCTTTTGTAGATGCTTTGTAAATGTTCGCATAAGTGCCGAAGCACTCTGTTGAACCACCTTCTATAAACAATATATTATCTTTCATATGTGCTGTATAACTCCATGGGCAAACACCTCGTATTTTAGCAAAGTATTCGGTTGCCCAAGTTACATTACTACTTAGATTTGCTACCACGATTGTTTTTCTTTTTCTTTTTCTTTCCGCCTCTCATATTCTTTGGCATAATATTCTCCTTAAATTAATTCCCAAGTAGATCCTGTCCACTTGAAAGGTTCTGTTTCGTTTATTCCTGTATCAGGATTTTCTGTTTCTAGTTCGTTCCATGGTATTTCAGTAGCAATGTCTACATATTCTAAATCAGTATGTATAGACAAATCTATGCTACCAGGGGTTCCATAACCCATAAATTGTTTTGTTGTTTTGTGCAAATACATTGTTGCCATTATAGACTTCCTGTTCCTGCTGGTGATATAGCAAACGTCATTTGTATATTAGCACTTGCAATATCTGTGTTTGCATTAGTATCAAATATATCCATTAATCCGTTTGGTTGTCCGCCTGTTGCAAACGCGGCTGTTACACCATATACTTTGTCATTTTTACCATATGCGGCACCTAAGAAAGTAGGTCTCGATGATATAGTGCTGGTATGTTCTGATCCTACATTACCACTTGCATTGATTTCATAATGTTGATTGCTTTTATATCCGCACAATAATACGTTGCCATTAGGCATGCTTGTGGCACCATAACAGTTAGGTGTGCCTTGGCTACTGTTTATTGATACACCTGTAAATGTTCTTTCGCTAAATGTATTATTTGTAGTATCTATTTCTAAAATATTACTTGTATTGTCTGGTGCTACTAATATGTTACCAGTGTTATCTACTGCACCTGCTCTGTATTTGCTACTTGCTGTTCCTAGACTGCTCCAACTGTTTGCTACTGGATCATACTTACANACATTGTTGTTGCCATTTGGAAATACATACACATTACCGTTTGGTGCTAGTGCAAATCCACCATAACCATTGTTTGATTGCCCACTTGCTTCTCCTACTTGAACTGCGGCATTGTTACCAGGTGTAAAACGTAATAATTTGTTATTTGTTTGTGGTAAACACAATATATCACCGTCTGGTAGTGTTAGTGCACCATAGTATTTTACTGTTCCTGCAGGTCCGCCTGTGATTGGCAGTATAACAAGTGCATTTGTAGTTGGATTGAACTCTCCTACACTATTGTTACCTCGAGGAGCATAATAAATTAATCCGTTAGAACCTAATGTTCCACCTTGGAATTGATCGTTACCAAATCCACTGCTTTGTGTGTTACTAACTGTATTTGTAGCAGGATCTATCTTNACAAAGTTAGAACCTTTTGATGTTTGACGTAATGGTATATGTAAATTACCTGTAGCATCTGATACAACTGTATAACCTGCTATTGCTACGTTAGGCGATTGGTTACTTGATATAGTTGTTGCCGCTGTTGCACTTAAATTAGCAAGATAGTTAGTGTATTGAGTTGATGTAGGAATACCCGGATAATCAGGTAATATTGGTCCAACTGCTGGTGCATTTGCATATTGGAATCCTAATCTTGCACTAAAAGGCATCGGTCAGTCCTATGAGTATGCTTTACTTAAGGTTGCTAGATAGTCTGTGCCATCATAAACAACATTAATTACATCTATACTTGCCGCCGCTGTTGATAGTGTTTTATCACCACCTGCAAATTTGAATGTGCTGGTTAGTGCTCTTGATCCTGTTCCATCTTGTGTAATCTTTATAGTATAACTACTACCTGCATCTGCATTTGGTATTTGACTTATTGTTATGGCATCTGTTGCAGTTAATGTGAATATACTTGCGTTTGCGCCGTTAAACGCCGCCTGTGCCGCAATATTTCCTGTTTGGTTACCCAAAGCAACAACTGTTTCATTAAATTGCTTTAACACGGTCTTAGTAGGCGTAAGAGTGCCTGTTACTACTGCATTCTGAGTATTGAATTCACTGTTACTGTCTTTAAATGAACTATGTAATACGCCATTGTTGTATAACTTAAGATCTTCTGAACTTTGATCTAATTTGAACTGCCATTCTCTTGCTGATGTTCCTGTGGTTGTAATTGTTGCTGTTCCGCTACCAATGAATGCTACCATACTAATTTCAGTAGTCAATAAAGGATTAGTAAGGCCTGCATCTTCCCAAAGACTAAATGAATCTTTGTTTGCTCCACCACCATCGAAATAAGTTGTTCCTGCGCCTATATAGAATGTTTGTCCATTTAAGCCAGCGGAACCCGTGCCAGTAACTCCTGACAATGTTACTGCCGCACCATTGACTATATCTGCACTAGAGGTTGTAGTTGTAACACATACCTGAGCATTACTACCAATTCCAGCAAGTTGTTCACTTAAGATACCACCGTCACCTGCGGCATTTATAGTCAAAGCAGTTGAACCTGCAATATAGTCTCTGTCTATAGATATTGCTAAGTCACCGTCTGTAGTAGAACCTGCACCACCTTGGGTTACAGTTAATTTACTACCTGTTGATGCACTTACATTTGCATAATTTACATTTGCCCATGTATGACCTAGTGTAGCATAAGCCTGTGCGGCGTTACCTGTTGTTGTAGTAATTGCTGGGGCAAAATGTATTGCTTGTTTACTAGAACCATCAGTGCCACTACCTATAATAACTTTACCATTAGTATAACTTAAGAATATATCTGAGTTATTTGCGCCATCACCATTAGCGGCAAAGTGCATGTCTAATTTGTTTGTTGAATCCCAATCACTTTGTGCTGTTGCACTAATAAATCCTGGAGGATTAACAGTTGACATTGTTTCACCAAATGTCTTTGTTGGTCCCCAGAATGTCAATCTACCTAATTCTTGACTTGCTCTTGGATATTTGTCAAATTCATCAGTGTCAATGTTACCTGTTGAACTTGCAAATAGTATTCTTGGTCCACCTCTACCCATGCCACTGACTGAATCACTGAATGTTTTATCAGTGTATGTTTTGAATAGCATTTGTGGAATAAGTGATGTATTACTGCTTCCTGCATATAGATTACCATAGTCTAGTGTGCCGTCCCAAACCTGTGCAATTCCAAAGTTAGTGAATGAATCACTATCACCTCTGTTGGACATTGTTGCATTTCCACCAATAGTTAATCCAATTGGTGCTTTTAATGTTTGTTTTGGTGCTTCTAGACTTGTTCTACCTCTGAATGAAGTAGATGCCGCTGTCAAATCAACATTATAATCACTTGCTGAACCTACAGTATATGCAAAGTCATTTTCAGTTGGCCCTGTTGCCGGATATCCATATGCATCCTTAAGGTATAAACGTGCTTTACTGATAGTTGCGGTGCTTTGTGCTACCGTGTATGTTATATCACCATTTTGTGTAGCACTTGGAAATGATCCACTTACATCAATACCTAATGTAACTGCACTAGCGGCAGTTGTTAAGCCAGCGTCTGTGGCCAGTGTATAGTTGTAACCATCACCGTTTACGTCTCTTAACACATAGAAAGTTACACCATTGACGTTGGTTGCTCCTGTGCCTGTAACATTTGCCATGGTTACTGCTGTTCCTACTGGTATAGTAACAGCATTTAAATTCATTGTTAATGTATTTCCATCTTCAATACCAGTGCCCGATCCTCCGCCTACATTTGTTAATGTTGTTATTGGAAATTGTGCTGGATTAAATGAGGATATTACAGTTCCGTCTGCTACTGCGTCATCTTGTGATAAGAAGGACATAATTTGTCCATTTTTACTATCATATGCACCGTGCATTATAGCAAATGGACCTTGTGTTGCATCATTTGTGGCATTTGCCGCTGTTACATTGGCTAATGCTGATTCAGTGAACACTATTGCTGTTGTGTTAGCACTTGCTACTCTTGTTCCTCTAGGTAAAGGATATTGATCTCCACCTACAGCATAAGCGGCATAATTTTGATCTGGAATCATGTTTGCAACCATATCACCTGTTAGTGATACATTGTTGTTTGTGCCGTCTATGTTACCTGCTGAATTGTAAACGTTTTTAAGTTGTGTTACACCTGTTAAAGTAAATATTGGTGAACCTTTTACAAAAGCACCACTTACTGCATAACCATTAAGGTTATTTGTTCCGCTTTGTGCTATGTTACCTGCACTATCATAAGTATGGTTACCGTCTATGATTACTTCATAACCATCTGATGTAATATTACCTGCTATAGTAGAAGTATTATCTCCACCTAATAATGCTTTAAATGTGAACTTATCGTTGTCTGCTTTACTTGTTATACTGTTTAAGTCTAGTATTTGTTTACTAGATATAGCAATATTACCACAACTTATATTACCTGTTGTGTTTACATTACCAGTTAAATTTGTTAATCCACCAGTATATGCCGCAATGGCTGTATTTGCCCTTGCAGTTGTATAGTATAGATTAGTTGAGCCTTCGCTTAGACTGTCTGTATTTGGTAATAATGCATTTACTCTTGCATCTGCTCTGGTATTTGTAAAGTATAAATTAGTTCCTTCTGGCAAATCACTAGTGGTTTTACCACTAAAGTCTGCTGTTATACCTGTTAATTGACTACCATTACCTAATAGATAACTACCAGTTATATTTGCAGTCGATACTATGTTTGAAGCGAAATTGCCCAAACCGTTTGCTATATTAGTATTAGCTCTTGCTGTGGTATAATACAAGTTAGTGCCTTCACTTAGATCACTTGTGCTGTTGTTACCTATAGCAATATTGGCCTGTGCTTGAACTTCTGAATTTGTTAATGATATAGCACCACTGCTGTATGTGATACCATATCCACCACTTACATAGCCATCTATAGCACTATTGGCTCTGGCTGTTGTAAAGTATTGATTAGTTGAACCTTCACTTAGTTCATCTGTATTGTTTGGCACGTCTGCAGGTGTAAATGTAAATGCACCTGTTGAGTTATTATATGCTAATGCACCATTACCACTTGGGGTATTAGTTGATATAGATATGTCTGTTAATGATATACCTGGAACTGCTGGAGCAAAAGTAAATACACCTGAACTATTGTCATATGCTAGACTGCCGCCACCACTTGCACTTGCTGATGTTACACTAACTAGTCCTCTTGTTTGACTTACTGTGAGCATGTCTTGGAAAACATTGTCTCCATTCATGAACGTCCATGTTTCTGATGGCTCATTCCATACCAATTTAGCATCATATGTGCTTTGTGGTCTATTTGCTATGATTTCTATAGTTGCATCTGTGGTTGCNTTAGCATTTAGTGTTATTGTTTGGTCTCTGACGTATAAATCTTCTACATTTCTGTAATTNAAGTTACCTGATACTTCTATGTTACCAGTGATNTCAACATTACCAGTAAATGTATGCGTTTGCGTTGCTGAATTACCAGCACTNAATGTTCCTANTGTTGATATGTTAGCATTACTTGTTAGCAAACCAACTGTATGAATGTTACCTTCTATGCTTTGTGTGCCTGTAAATTCTGACTGGGTATTTAGAACATATCCACCTGAGGTTACTTGTATACCATTTGTGCCACTAGTTGAAGTCCAACTGCCATCTGTTGCACTCATTTGCAAGTATGGTAAATTACCAGTTAAATCATATTCATTATAATGTAGTGTTAATGCTCTTACACCTGTTCCTGGTAATGAACTAAATGTGCTACCAAACGTGCTAGAATTCGATATAAGCATTCTACCTGCGTAATTGTTTACATTAAATCCTTTAAACCATGCTTCATTAACAGTTCCTAAATGTATATTGCTCTGACCTGTAATGTTTGATGGAGTTACATTGGCACCATGTATACTTTTTCTATAATTGTATATTGCTAAATCGGCTGAATGAGGAACACCTGTGCCGCCACTACCTCTTATTTCTGTAACTTTAATATTTGGGTAACGAATTACGTTAACAGAATTATTAGTGTCAAACATAGTTACGATGTTGCCTGCAGACTCTACTTTAAATGACTGAGCATCGAGGTTTGAACCTAAATATACTGCACCACCGCCAGATACTCTAGATAATATATTAACATTACCACCTTGCACCCAAGCATTATTTAATGCACCACTAACTGTATCTCCTAATAAGATATTAGCAGTATCATTATAGTTAGTTAGGGTTAATGAAGCAGGCGAACTAGCAGGCAGTATTTTATCTGCTTTTAATGTGTCGTTTGAACCACCAACTACCAAAGAACCACCAACTACCAATCCATTTGAACTGGGGTTTAAGTAGATGTTAGCCTCAGTAGGACCAAAAGAACCATCGGTTGCTTTCAAGGTTATATTTGGTCTTAATGGTTCTGTTATAGTTATGTTTCCGGTTGCTAGAGTATCAATACTTAAAGCACCATTAATTGTTGCACTTGTTACTGTTAAATTTGTGCCAACCATATCTGTTATGTTACTTGCACCTGCTATTACAGTATTGCCTGTAAACACATTACCAGATATATTACCTGGTGTATCTATACTACCTTGATATGCCGCTATGGCACTATTTGATCTTGCCGTAGTATAGTATAAATTTGTTGAACCTTCTGCTAAATCATCAGTTGTTTTGCCTGAGAATACAGCACTACTATCTATGCTGATAACACCTGTAGATTGATTAAATCCTATAGGTGATGTTCCGCTTATTGCGGCTCTTATATCACTGTTAAAAGGACCACTGAGATTAAATATACCAGTTGTATTGCTGTATGTTAGTGATCCAAATGAACCTGCTGTTGTGGTTGCACTTAAGGCTGTCCTAACATCTACAACATCTGCTTTAGACGTTGCACTGACTATGACATTGCTTTGTGTTGACGTTACCGCCACACTTGTTGTTGCTGTAACAATATTTGATATAGTTACATTAGTCGACGTATCTGTTACTGATATGTTACTAGGTGTATTAGTAACTACTATGTTAGCAATATTGCTAGTAAGGGATATATTAGACATACTGCCCCCCTTATACTGTTAGACTTACGAAACCTGGTTCTGCTGAAATGTTGCTGATTGGCACTTTTCCAACTTCTGGTTCATATCTTTCTATAATTGCCCACCTGTGACTGTCTTTTTGCACTGGTGTATCATCTGTTTCCCATTGAAAAGAAACAACGGTGCATACTACATTTGCTCTTGCGTCTGGTATAATGTTACCAGTGTATCTATTCTCTGGTATAGTAAATGATACTAAGCCTGATGATGCTGATGTGTTGTTTATATATGTTCCAGGTGTAATATTTGCAGTATTTGTAAAGTATCCTGATACGTTACTACTTGCAAAATTTATATTTCCTGTAACATTGTCGTATGATACTGTATCTAACACTAATGATTGGTAATCTGCTGTGAATGAGTATGCCTGCACATTTGCGTTGAAGTTGTATTGAAATGTTTTTTGTGATCTTGGGAATAACTCGATAACTTGAACGTTATCTGCTCCCCCCAAATATTCTTTAAATGATAGTAATCTACCTGCCATGTTCGTCTCCTAAAGGAACTTGCTAGTGTGATAAACCACAATAGCCTTATTCTTATATTTATCTTATTCGGGCAAAGTTGGCCATGCAATGTCCGTAATTGCTGTTGCTGTATTGGTTGTTGGCAAGTCTCTAAGTGCTTGTCTATATGTTGCCCATTCTGCCTTTTTGGCATCACTTAAAGGTGAGTCTAATCCTTGCGTCCAATCACATGCTTTTAGCCTATATTGTCTACTTAATCTTATGTGTTCGTCTATGTCTACTGCTACTATTGGTTTACTCTCTACTACATGTGGAGATACACTAACATTAACACGGGTTTTATTGACATCTGTGTCACCCTCAATGTAACTTAAATCGGTGTTAGTTGCTAATGTTTTTGTTAGACTGTTACCAGTCATAAACATACTGTTTGTTATTTTGCCTGTGGCTGTCTCATATAATATTACATGTGGCATTAGAATATATCTCCTTTGTTCAACTTGATCATATCGTAACGCATACTTGAATATCCTCTTTCTCCACCTACTGTAGCCAAGTCTGTAAATCCTTGCAATACAACGTTACCACTTACAGCACCTGGTCCTATAACAACTTTTTTGTTTGCTTCTAGTGTTGCTAATGCGTCTGTTAATTTTTCTATACCAAAGAATTCATTTTGCACACTACCGTTTGCATAATTTATATTCACATTGGCTACCATGGCCAAATTTGCTACACCAGATCCTGGTAATTGACCAATTGGAGTAACTCCTGCTATAAAGGAATAATCTCCAGATTCTAATCCTGTGCCTTCTGTGAAGTCTAGTTCTCTTACTGGTATAATATTATTGTATGTTGTGCCAGATGACATAGCAACATTATCTGCAGGTTTGTCTTCTATTTGTCCACCTACTGCAATGTTACCCAGTGTTTCTTTTGTGATAAAGTTACCATATATGTCTCCGCTAAACACAATAGCATTACCAGTAACATTACCAGTTGTTAAAATACCACCTGTGCCATTTATAGAGTCTACAGTAAATGTGCAATTATTCACAGTCTCTATGCCTTGTAATTCTGTTCCACTAATAGTAATAACATCAGTTACTGCATGTCCTGTGCCTGGTGTTGAAGCAAAAGCAAATTGATATGTAGATGTTGCTGGATTCTTAAATACAGTAAACACACTATCAACACCACTACCAGTGGTAGCAAAGTTAGTTATATTAGCAGTAAGGTTATTGAATATACTTGGGGGTGGTAAAATTACTGGTGGTATCACAGGTATATTGATGTTTGATTGTTCGTCTGATTCTACAACTGCTGGTGTAACATAAACGTTTGGTTCATATTCTAACATAGTAAGTCCACAGGATATCATACCGCCTTCATTCATATTCTCTTTATGGCGTAAGACTCGGAAGTCTTTTGAACTAAAACCAAAATCAGTATTAGTTAAAGATACAACATCACCTACATCAATCTGCATACCGCTGAAATCTGTTTCTGCTTGAATAACCATGCCTTTTCTACTCTGCGTCAAGTCCAAATTGGCTAGATTCTGCGCTCTCATATTATCATTGATCAAATCTAATCTCATTTTGATAACGTTTTCTGGTTCGTTAGGGTTAAGTTCACCTGCTGGTGTTGATATTTTAACTATGTTTGTTTGGTCTCTTCTATTTGCGTCCGCAAATTCTATTTCTGCGGCATTAAATAACGAATATAATTCTGTGGAACTTACAGTCATCTTACTTACTATGTTGTCATCTGTCAGTTCGAATGTAGATGCTTTTGGTTGGTTAGGTATAACTTTGAATTTACCTTGCTTTGTATCAAACAAAAAGAATGTAGCACTTGCTTGACATATCTTTTGTATGTTTGTTAAACAATCTTCGAATGTTGATATATAACCATTTATTTCCCATCTAGGATGTGTAGCACTTGCTCCTGCATTGTTGGTATAACTTACTAATTCATTTGCATAACCTTTCATAGCAGTATTGGCTGTTGATGTTATTGAATTAACATCAAGGACTGCATTACTAAGTCCTGCTCCCCATCTAGCATTGTTTAAGTATCTTATCAATACGTCGCCTGGGTTCTTGATGCTGTTGGTCATATCAAATGTCAGTGCAGGTAGTCCTGTTAGACCATTTTCAGCATCGTAATCAATCTCTACCATAGCAAATACCAATCCTTCCATGCTGTAATTTGTTTCATTTACCCAATGTGGCATCATGCCTATAGCACTAGTGGCGCCTGATGTAGGAAATACTTGATTACTACTTGCTGTTCCACCTGCATACACACGAATTCGTATGTCATTTGCTAAGTCTGTGCTTACTCCACCATTTTGTTGTGTTATACTGGTTACGTTAGCACCAGTAAAAGTTAGGGTATCTGCATTTTTAAGTATTTTATTAATTGTGTATACACCATCATCAACATATTCACTTAGTGTTATACAAAAATGCATTGTTTGGTTTTGATTAGATATGTTAATATCTGTTATAGGTCCACTCATATGGTTTCTACCAAATGCGACTCCTATTTTATTATCTGTGCTTGGGGCTAACTGTATTTTACTGCCTGGATTAGGTCCTAAGTCTGGAGGATCAAATGCTCCTGTAACTTTTGCTGTTGCAAACGCAAGTCCACCTGCTATAACACCTACTGCTATGTCAAATAATAGTGTTGACCCTAGTATAGTTCCTGCTGTTGCAAATGCTCCTACTATTGCTGATGCTATTGCTGTAAATACTGCCATCTATCCTCTCCAAACCCAATTATAATCTACTGCTTCCCAACCTCTTTTGTTAAGTTGTAAGTCTGGGGTTGTGCTTAATGTTGTTAATGTAAATGAAGTAATTAAATCCTCATCTTGTAATTCTATGCCTATGCCTATGTATTCTTTTAACAGTCTAGCACCTGCTGTAGTGCCTCTGTATGACTCTTCTACCCACCATGCTACTTCAGTCATGCGTTTAATGTTTGGTAACCATAAGTCACCTTGTATAGTTGCTAAAAGCATGCCTACAACGCGGTTATGTTCTTCCGCTACTAACATGACACCATAGGTCATTATATGCTGTAAGACGGCGTCTGTGTGCGTCTCAGAATACTTTGGCGCACGTAGATCCTCTACTGGATTAAAGTTAGCAAAGTCAATCATTAGGCGTTTTATATCTGCCCAATCTCTAAGTTCACCTCTTCTTACTTTTATCATTTTTGTTGCTCGTTACGTCGGCCGCCTTTGTTATGCACTAACACACCATTTGCAAAATATGTGTGATAGTCTTTGACTGAACTTAAATTATATGTTTGTGTTTCTTGTTGTTTTATTTCAATATGCTGTATAGTGTTTGTTGTTGAATTATCTATATCTTCTAACACCACACAATCATTTACTGTTACAACTGAAACATCTAGATTGTGATTTTGTTTTGTTGCATGTGGATCTAATGAACACCATCCTTTGTTATCTATGTATACAGGATGATCCGGTGTGCATTCTAACACAATATTGCCTATTTTATATACTGCAATAGTGTCTACTACTGGTGTTGTTATTTCTAACACTTCACCTGGTGCAAGTGCTCCATCATTTTTCATGCTGGTAATTACGTCGCCTACTTTTACGTCTTGTATTGGTTTGAATGTGCCGTCCTTCATTGTGATTTGCGTATCAGCAACAAAACAACCACCGCCTCCGTAACCTCCACCACCTCCGGTATATTCTTTACCAAAGTCGAATGAGGTGTTGAATAAATCTGGTATTCTATCAAAAGACCTATCATTGGGGAAGAATGACTTTCTACTGGTTGGATCTGTTTTTTGTCCTGTTATTCTTGTTTCAAGTAGTGTGTTTATACTTGCTATTGAAACACTAACACCGTAATCATTCTGTTTGCTTATAAAATTAAATTGTTCGTTGATTGTGAAGTTGGTTATTATACCTGCAAAACGTGTATATACGTTTCCTGTGTCCAATTCATCTGTTGCTGTATTCATAAATGCACGTTTTATAACAACATTACCACCTTTTACTGGCTCTGTGAGAATTAAATTAAGATAATTTACTTCTGCACCTGTTGANNTGCTTGGAATACCTGCTAATGATAGTGTAATATCACCATTTGTTGTTCTCAAGTTGTCATCTACACTGGAAATATTTAAAAATGCACCTAATTCTGTNTAAGCATTNCCGCCTACTGTATATGATTTGTATGCATCACTTATATAATACACATTTCCATTNANATCNAAGTCAATAAGTGTAATTGGATATACGTGATCGCCTTGAACTGCTGGTATTGTGGTTGCCATGTTAAGTTATAACCTCAATCAATTGAAAATCTTCTGAAAATTCTATCAAATCATATGGCACAACTGAATATGTTGGCATTTGAACTGCTTTAACATGGAATCTCACATCATTTCCTACTCTAAGTGCATGTGAACCAGTAAGACTAACACCTGTTTGTGCTAATACAGGTCTATGCACTGGTATTGTTATGTCTGCACTACTGCTGAATGTTATATCTGATGTTACTTGGTATGGATATCTATATGTGCTGGTATTACCTAATGGTTGAATATAATCACCTTTCTTAAATAATGCTACACTACCTGGTGATCCTGTTACATTTGTTGTGTCAATATGTATATTAGCACCATCGGCTCCAGTAGTTGCTACTACGTCTATTTGTGCCAATTGTGCATTACTAAGTGCACCTTGGTAATTAGTCAAATAATCCATTGAGGTATTGACTGCTAGACTTATGTTTGCTTCTACAGTTCTGTCCATTGTGTCTAAGTCTTCTAGTAAACCTCTGTTTAATGAATACGTTAGTCCACTATGCATACCTATTGTTAATGAGTATGGTGAAGGTGATCTCTCTGATGTCTTATAATGACCACTTCTTGACATGCTGGTTGCAGTTACTTTACGTTTGTCTATTGTTAAGTAAGTTGCGTTGTTTATGATTGTTTGTATGCTCATCTGACTCTAACTCCTGGGATTCTGCGTCTACCTGCTTCTGTTACTGAAAACATAAATTCTGGATCGCTGGCCACTAATGCTTGGAAGGAAGGTGCATCAACGGCGTTTATATTATAATTTACTGTTGTTCTACCACCCAATTGGTTGTTTGGTGTAATACTACCTGCATTACTGCCCATGGAAAGCAACTCTGGTCCTTTTTCACCTACCAAGTATGTTTTACCTGCCATTACTGGTCCACCTGAGGCTTTACCACCTCCGAACATGCCACCAAATATTGAACCAGCAAAGTCCATACCAGTGACTGCTCCGCCACCTCCAAATTGTATGCCAAACAATGAACCTAATATTGGTTGTATAATTTGTAGCCTTAGTATATCTGCAAGTATTTGCGTAACCATTTTCTTAAAGAAGTCTTGGAATGCCGCTCCAGCACTTTGTCCTTCTAGGAATGCTGTTGCTAAATCTGTGCTTAAGGCTTTTTGTGCTTTTCCTAGAGTATCTAAGAATGAAGCCATACCTTCTGAACCTGCAAATGCTTCATCTAAGGCATCTTGTGCTCTAGCGGCCGCTTCTGCCATTTCTGGATATTTTTCTATAAGTGCATTAAGTGTTCTTTGGAACTCTGCAACTTCTTCTGTGGTTAATGACAATCCTTCTAGGCTGTCTATAAAGTCCTGGAATGGTGTAAGTCCCATGATACCATTTAATCTTTCTATAGCAAAACCAAATGCTCTAGTAGATATCATGCCCTTATCTAATAAGTCTCTTAAGAATCCTACTGCTTTACCGGCAAACACTTGCTGAACAGCCATATCATTAGATGATTGTAGTATATCTGCTAAAAATTCTTGGTAGTTACTTAATGGATCATTACTGTCAAATATTTCATCTTTAAATTTTTCAATACTCTTACGAGCACCATCATATCCTCTTTGAAATGCTACTGCGGCATCGGCGGCAGCCTTTGTTTGTTTTGCTAATTTTTCTGCTTCTTCTTTTGCTATTCTATCTTGTTCTGCTTTAAAGGCTATAACATGAGCATTGTTTTTAACTGCGACTGTGGTTTTATCTGTCTCTTGTCCAAATATGCCTAATACCTTACCTAATTCAAATAGTCCAAACCCAGCGGCGGCTATAGCGGCGGCCCATGGAGCAAAAGCACCAATTGCCGCAATAACACCAGCAATAAGTCCTCTTAAACCTAAGCCTTTAATTCCTAGGCCTAATAATCTAACTGCATCTTTTAATGTTGCAAAGTTCTTTGCTAAAATGCCTGTGCCAGTTAGCAATGCTTTGGTTTTGTCGAATAATTGTATGAATATTTTAGATAAATTTGCTGTTGCTAATCTTATACTAATGAATGCGGCACCTAGTATTTTTGCTACACTTACTAGTGAATCCATGTTGTTTGCTAAATTGTTTATAGCATTTGTTAAGCCTTGTATACCGGTTGCGGCATCATCTGAGAACGTGGCAAATAGTGCAACTTTAAAGTTGTCTACAGCATCACCCAATTGGTTCAATTCAAAGTTAATTAAGCCTACTTGTGTTGCTAATGCTCCACCAAAGTTCTCGTTCAATCCATCTAGTAACGCGGATACTATTCTATTTGCACCCTCGGCTGTTTTACCAAATTCACTTACTTCTAATCTAGTAAGTCCTAATTTTTGTTGTAAGATGTTGAATACTGGTATTCCTCTGTCAGCCAGTCTGTTAAGGTCTTCTAAACCTAATCCACCTGCTGTAGAACGCGACACTAAGTCTAAGGCCGCTTGGAACGTGCCCATCTGATCTGTTGTTACTGAGGCCGTATCAGCAAATGTTTGTAATAAATCTGCTGTTGGTTCAACACCTGCACCTTTTAACTGAACAAAAGCCTGCGTTAATGTTTCTACACTAAATTGCGTTGTTGCGGCAAAGTCTTTAACACGTTCAAATGCCGCGGCACCTTCATCTAGACTACCAAATACAATATTTAATGAATTTTGTAAATCCTGGAAAGCGGCTCCAGTTGACACAATGCCTCTGATTGCTTGTCCTGTTCCAATGGCGGCAATTGCGGCGCCTATGGCTCCGAATGCACTTACACTAGATTTTTCAAAACCTTTAACTTGCGTTTGGCTTTGTTTAAGCGATTTGTCGAATTGTTTATTGTTTAACGTTAATGCTACTTTAATTTCTTTGGCCATACCTAACTCACTCTTTTTATATAATTTTCAACAAAGCCTTCTAATTTATCTATAGACGGATCTGTAAATCCTTTAGGTGATTGTTTACTCCAACCATCATCTAATGGACCGGCATAACCATAGTCACTCTTTATAGTTAATCCTTTGCGTTTTGTTTTATTACGAGCATTACCACTGCGGATAGGTGTTTGGGATTTATAATAAGGAAATGTTTCTTTCATAACGAGTTCCGGCATGTCTCTTAAATCATTAAACAATGCCTTTAGTTCGCTGTCATCTACTTTTATACTAGCCATTTCTAACTTTATCCATTTTTNCTTGTAGATCTTTCGGGTCATATAACTGGCCCGGATCTTGCGTGTTCTTCTGCTTATGCATTTGGTAGGTTGTTGCTACATCCATACACAATAAGTCGAACGTGTCACCCTTCTCTAACAGCATACTTGGTAATACACTATATCTTTGTGCTAATGAATCCATTAGCAGTATAAAGTTAGTCTCTGGGTTCGTCTCATCTATTTGATGAGATGTTACTTTCCCAGCGTCTCACTAACCTTTGTTATGCAATGTGTCATTAGGTCCATTGGTAATATTTTACCATCTGCTAAGACTTTATTGCCGTTTTCATCCAATATGAGATCTGACATAACTTCTGCTATCTCATCAAAGTTCTCTTTTGGATCTGCACTTGCCATTTTGGCAAATGTATTGATTGGTTGTCTATCGTATACCCAAAATTCCAATTCTTCTCCGTATTTTTCTTTAACGGATTCATGGTCTACGATTAATTTGATTAATTTGGGTTCTTGTGCTAATTCTGATAACTTCATATCTTACTCCTTTATATCTCTTTTCTTCAATTCGTGTAAGCCAGTCAGTGTAAATGACAATCTATTACTTACTTTGTTTAAATCTCTTAAAGCACAATTTAGTTCATTCTGTGCTTTGGCCAATTCACTCTCCAGACTCTTCAGTATGTCCTTCGTGGTGTTTTGTTCCCATATCTGCATTACTATTTACCTCTACATCGTCTTTCTTCTTGTTCTTTGGCTTCTTTGGGGCGGTTGGTCCGGTTGGTAACTCAATACCATGTTCCTTTGCATACTCGTCCATGTCTACTATAGTAACTTCACTACCTTTTTTGATAGTGATTGTTCTATCTGGATTACCTGTCCATTTGCCGTCGACAAATAATCTTAAAAATTTGTGTTCCATCTTGTTCTCCTTAAAGAAAGTAGCCCCGGAGGGCTACTTAAATTTTGTGCGTGATTATCGCTTAGGCTACTGCGCCTTCAGTGTAATCGCCATCTACCTCAATAGTAATTGG